GTGTCACCCTAATCTTAAATCTGAATCTTCTCTCTCAAAACGTGCGCGCGAAGCACTGTTACTAATTGGCGCGTTTTCGCGGACTGTGCCTGCGAACTGGGAGCCAGACCCGGCAATTGAGCGTATGGCTCGCGTGCAACCGGGCATCGACCGCGACCACGAGCTCGCTCAGTTCAAACTGCATGAGTTCGTAAATGGCAAAACGGACTGGGATCGGGCGTGGGCGCAGTGGTTAACGCGCGCCAGACCGCGTCAGCAGGCTCAGGAGGCGCGCAAGACCACAACCCAATACCAGCACAGCACCCACCCCGCAATCGTGGCTGAGAGGCGCTCCCAAGAGGACGACGACGCCATGTACCAGCGCATGGGATACAGAAATCGAGAGGCTTACGAGCGAGGTGAGCGAGCATGAGTGGACGTCCGCCGCTGCGGCGACCGGAAAAGGAAGTTCTGCGTGAGCATTTGGACAACGGGTTGACCCACAGTTGGATCGCAAAGCGCTACAACACCGAGCGCGATCAAGTGCGGAAGTGGCTTTGGGATTACGGACTGTGGGGCAATCAAGCGTTTAGACGGAGGACGGCGGAATATTACGACGAGGTAGCGTCTGGGACGATGGGCTGGGTGACCAGACCCATGAGCAAGCAGAGCAGCAAATACGATATCAACGGATGGATGAGGGGCGCGCAATGGCGAACGATTTAAACAGGTGCGAATTTATCGGACGGGCAGGTCGAGATCCTGAGATTCGATACACGCAGGCGGGCAAGGCTGTAGCGAACTGGTCGATTGCAGTTGGCTGGAAGTCTGCGAACGGCGAGGGCGTGACGTGGGTGTCCTGCGCAGCATTTGACAGACTGGCTGAGATCGTCGGCGAGTACGTGCGCAAGGGCTCGCAGATGTACATCGCTGGCAAGTTCGATACGCAGAAGTACACGGACAAGGAAGGCGCGGAGCGCACAGCGACCAAGATCGTGGTGCAGCAACTGCAGCTTCTGTCGCGCAGTGACGAGGGAGCGCGTGAGCCGCCGCAAGAGCGAGCCCAACCGCGACGCAAACCGACGCCGCAACCCACCGTGATGGAGGCGTTTGACGACGATGAGATTCCGTTCTGACGATGACCGCCGCCCGTTTGGTCAAGACCATCCACGAGCCCGGTTGACCGACGACGACGTGCGGTTGATCAGAGTGTTACACGCGGACGGGCTGTCGTTTCGGGTGCTTGCTGAAAAATTCGACGTGTCGAAGCGCAGCATCGAAAGCGTGATCACTGGTCAGACGTGGAGGCATGTGGAATGAGGTGCTATTGCTGTCAAAGCGATTTGATCTGGGGCGGCGATGACGATTTGGATTACGGCGCGTTTGTTCTGGTGTACTAAACCCCGAGGGAAGAAGAATGAAACTACGCCTTGCCGAAACCTTTACGAGCTTGCAAGGGGAGGGTCATTTGGCTGGAAAACGAATGTATTTCATCCGTTTTGCGGGGTGTTCTGTTAATTCATGCCCTATGCACCCGGTCAACGGAAACACTTGCGACACAGACTGGAAGTCGCGCCAAGTCGTTGAGGACATCAGTGCGGTGGCGGACAAAGCCTTAGGTGTTGTCGGCGTTGGCGGCTGGGTTTCGATTACCGGCGGCGAACCAACCGATCAAGTCGATGCTTTTAACTTTCTATCCGGCGAGATCCGCGCGCGCGGCATGCAATTAAACATTCAGACAGCCGGGACAAAGATTGTTACGTGCCCGTGGGATTGGTTGACAATGAGCCCAAAAGCAAACCGTTCTTCAATTAAGCAGGACTTCGGTCAAGAGTTAAAACTCGTTTACACCGGGCAGACGGCAGATGAACTTGACGAGTGGTACATGACAACCAAGTTCTGGAATTACTATTTGATGCCTTTTTGGGGTCCAGCAGGTCCGAACACTACCGACACAATAGCAGCAATCCACGCCGCATATGAGCGTGGGTATCGGTGGGAGCTGACCACTCAACAACACAAGTTTTGGGGTGTGCGGTGATTCATTACCACGGGACTCCCATAAGCGGACCTCGACAGGACGTGGCGCGGTTTTTGATAGGACGACACGCTCTAGTGCCGTTTCCGCGTCGAGATGACATGGGGATTGTGGCAGAGGTGTGCCAAAGTTTTGTGTTCGACAACGGCGCATTTAGTGTGTGGAAAAGAGGAGCTGCGCTTGACGTAAAAGGGTTTATTGACTGGTGCGACGAATGGCACCGCCATCCGGGTTTTGACTGGGCGCTGATTCCAGATGTGATTGACGGTACTGCGGAAGAAAACGACGCCCTGTTAGCGGACTGGGCGACGCACATCCGCGGTGTGCCGATCTACCATTTGCACGAACCGCTTGATCGTGCCGAGCGGTTGGCTTACGAGTATCCAGTAGTGGCTTTGGGTTCCTCGGGCAAGTGGTCCACGCCCGGCGCAGGGTCTTGGTGGGATCGAATGCATGAGGTGCTGGCTGTGATGTGTGACCAAATGGGTCGTCCTGTGTGTCGCTTGCATGGTCTGCGCATGCTGAACCCAAAGGTTTTTAGCAAGCTACCGCTATCCAGCGCCGACTCCACCAACGTGGGCGTCAACTGCAACGCGAAGCGCTGGGAAGGTCCGTACAAGCCAGCAAGCTCGTGGCAGCGCGCTGCCGTGATCGCCGACCGCATCGAAGCTCATAATAGCGCAGATCACTTTGGCTCACGAGAGTGGTTAAACGATGCGTAGCAAGGGCGAGGCTGCGATGGAAGTCATGCTGCGGGCATATGGCATCGACTTCGAGGTCGAGTACCGCTTCGCCCCGCCGCGACGCTGGCGCGCAGATTTTGCTTTGCTGGAGCCGCGCATTTTGATCGAGATCGAAGGCGGTCACTGGTCAGGTGGGCGGCATGTCACGGGGTCAGGGTTCGAGGCTGACTGCGAAAAATACAACCGGGCAGTGGCGCTCGATTGGCGCGTGCTCAGGTACACAACAAACATGGTGGTCTCGGGGGAAGCAATCACACAAATCGCGGAAATCCTGCAACAGGAGCGTTGATGAAATGCCAACTATCTCGCCTGCTGAAGTCGTCATAGAATCGTTTGGTGGGATCAGAGCAACGGCTCGCGTGTTGCATCTCGACCCATCGGCGGTCAGCCATTGGCGTTTTTCAGGGCGAGTGCCGGGGTTTCATCTCCGACGCATTCTGGTGCTGGCAAAGCAGCATGGGATCGAGATCACTGCGGAAGACCTGATCCTTGGGCGCGAGACGACCCATGATTGATCGATGGTCAGAAGAATGGCGGCACCAGTGTGAAGTCCGCACGATCCTGCAGTGGCGGGCAGCAGGCGACAAGAAGCGCTGTCTGGAACACTTTAAGGCGGTCGAAACTCAGCGAGGGAAGGATGCCAGCCACAAGCTCGAAGTCGAAGTCCGCAGCCAGTGGGGTCGCGGGAACAGGGGCGAAGGCGAAACGTGGTGCGGGACGCCCGACCAAAGCGACGCCTGATCTGATCGCTGCAATTTGTGACAGGTACGCGCTGGGCGAATCCATGCGTTCCATCTGCGCTGATCCGAAGATGCCTGCCCGTTCAACGCTGCATTCATGGGCGATGGACAACGAAGATTTCCGATCCGCTTTCGCGCGTGCGAGAGAACTGAACGCGGACTCAATCGAGGACGCAATGGCGGATATCGAGCGGCAGGTGCTGGCGGGATTGGTCGAGCCGAGTGCTGCTAACGTGGTGCTGTCATCGCAACGGTGGCGAGCTCGCGTCCTGCACCCGAACAGGTACGGCGACAAGATTGGCGTGGACCACAGCGGCAAGGTCGGACTGTCTTTCAGCATCGATCTGTCAGAGTGACCCAGCTTCAGCTCAAGTACCGACCACCGGGCGCGGTGCTGCGTTCGTTTCTGCGCGACGACACCTCGTTCTTCCGAGGCTTGATGGGTCCGTTTGGGTCAGGGAAATCCACCGGGTGCGTGGTCGATGTCATCCGGCGAGCGCAACTGCAGCGTCCGGGCATCGATGGCGTTCGCAGATCGAGATGGGCGGTGGTGCGTAACACGTACCCGGAGCTCCGCACGACGACCATCAAGACGTGGCACCAGTGGATACCGCAGACCATCGGTCGATGGATTGATCAGGGACCGCCGACGCATCGAATCACCACGCCAGACATGGATCTGGAAGTCATGTTCATCGCGCTCGACCGCCCGGACGACGTGGGTCGGCTGCTGTCGCTCGAACTGACGGGAGCGTGGATCAATGAAGCGCGCGAGATTCCGCTCGCCGTGGTCGAAGGACTCACGGCTCGGGTCGGGCGTTTCCCGTCCGCTGCAATGGGCGGCACAGCGTGGTCAGGGATCATCGCTGACACCAACCCGCCGGACTCTGATCATTGGTGGTTTAAACTTGCCGAGGAAACAAAGCCGGAAGGCTACACGTTTTTCCGGCAACCGGGCGGCATGGATGACGCCGCAGAGAACCTCGCGTGGCTGAACCAGACCCCTGAGACGCTGGTGCTCGACGAGGCTGACCCGATCCGCAGGGCTGCAGGGCAGGGATACTATCGCCGGTTGCTGGCTGGCAAGAGCGAAGAGTGGGTGTCCGTGTACGTGGACGGGCAGTACGGGTTCGTTCGCGATGGCAAGCCGGTCTATCCCGAGTTCAGCGACAGAGCGCATTGCGCTGAGTTCGAGTTGCTGGAAGCGCAGCCCATCTACGTCGGCATCGACTTCGGTCTGACGCCAGCCGCCACGTTTGCGCAGCGGACCGTGACAGGACAATGGCGCGTGCATTCGGAGCTCGTGTCGCGTGACATGGGCGCGGTTCGATTCGGCGAGTTGCTCAGGCGGCACCTGTCAGACATGTACCCGCGCAACCCGATAGCCGCGATCACGGGCGACCCTGCGGGCGACATTCGGTCACAGTCGGACGAGAGCACGCCGTTCCTCATGCTCCGGGCGCAGGGCATCGATGCGCAGCCAGCCAACACAAACGACCCTGTGATCCGCCGCGAGGCTGTCGCTGGCGCGATGAGCCGCATGATCGATGGGCAGCCGGGGTTGTTGATCAATCCGCATTGCCGCGTGCTCAGAAAAGCGCTTGCTGGCGGATATCATTACCGCAGAGTGCAGGTATCTGGCGATGCTCGGTATCGTGACGTGCCCGAGAAGAACGACTACAGCCACGTCGCGGAAGCCATGCAGTACATGATGCTCGGCGCTGGCGAGGGGCGCTCACTGATTCGCACTGAGCGCAAATACGCGCCAAGGCAATCGAGCGCCATTCTTGAATACGACTTTTGACGGAGCGCAATCACATGGGATTCATGTCACCGAACACGCCAAAGAAGCC